TCGTTTTCTTTAATTTTTGCATCTAGTTGCACTATTTTCCAATGATATGTATTAGCCATAATTTATTTTTTTACAAATTTAAGAATTTATTTGAGATTTTAATAATTCAACCTCAGCTCTTAATTCTTGTACTGCTGCAACTAATAAAGGTACTAATTTTGCTTGATCAATACCTTGTGCTATAATTTCACCATCTTCATTTACAGCATCTTTTACACCATGTATAGCTTCTGGTACTACATCAGCAACTTCATGTGCTAAAAATCCATCAACTGTTTGTTCTGGTGTTAATGTAAAATTAAACCTTTTTGGTTGTAAATTATCTAACCTATCTAAAGCACCATTTAATTCAACTACATTTTCTTTTAATCTATAATCTGATGCTGATCCATAAAAAGTTGATGATCCATTAGTTGTTATATATCCAGTTTGTACAGAGCCATAAATAAAATCAACATAACTAGGTGCTGTTGATCCACCAGCTAATCTTAAAAGCATTGCACAATCTGAGCCACTTGTTCCAGCATATACAAATCTACCAGCAAAAACACCACTTGTTGATGAATAAGCATCAACTATATGTGATGGCATTGGTATTCCAGCAGCTACTCTGTCAGAATATAATGTTCCATCTATTTCAGCCGAACCACCAACATGAAGCTGATAACTAGGGTTTTCTTTATTTATACCAACATACTTATTTGATCTAATTGTTAATGCAGTTAGTATTGAAGCAGTACCATGATTTCTTATTCTAAAATCCATTCGACCACCATAAGTACCATTGCTGTCTTTTTTTACACGCAAATATGCTCTGTGGTGCATTCCATCTGTGTCATTTTGCTGGAAACCTATTTGTATAGCACCACCAGATGTATTGTTTTCAAATTTAGTACCCTCGCCACTTACTGTATCAAATTGAAAATATTGTTGTCCATAAACATGCAATCTTACTTCTGGAGCACCACCCATTCCAATTAAACCAGCTCTTGTAATATTCATTTTTTCAGAATAAGTAGTGCCATTGTATGTACCAAAACTTAATCTACCATTATTGTTGTGATCAGGAAAATATACATTATGTTCATAAGATGCACCACTCATATCAGTTCCTAATCCCATCCATGCACCAGCATCAGCATCTAATCCATAAGTTTGTAATCTTGGTCCACCATAATAAGCTCCACCAATCATAATTGCTGGTGCTGCTTGACTAGATTTCTGAACTTGTAAATTATACATTGGAGCTGTGGTTTTTATTCCTACTCCATAAGCCGATGGATTTATAACTATATGACCAGAATTGTTTTCAATATGAAATCTCTCATTATTTGATAAAACTTTACTGTCTGTACCAGCAGCAATTAAATCAACAAAATCTCTATCATTAGTTGCATATCTTGGTCCAACTCTTAATGTTGCTCCAGCTCCACCAACTTCTAATGTAGCTTGTGGATCATTGTTATTTATACCAACCCTAGAATCTTTTGTAATTCTCATTACTTCATTAACACCAGTACCACTAGATGTTGCTAAAATTAAATCACCTTTATTCCAGTTTGTGTCTGCACCAGTTGCTTTTTTCTGACCATATATAGCAGCATAAGTATGGTTGTAGCCATTAGATGCCGATTTTGCACTAAATGCAATTAAAGGTGATATAGCATTATTACTGTTATTATTATTAGCTAAAAGTAAACCAGCAGCCACACCACTACCTATTGCCGAACTATCATGTGTAACTGCAATATTAGCACCAGCATCAAAAGTTGCACTTGTACCACTTTGATATGCTAATAAAGTACCTGATACTGCAATATTTGTGTTTAATTTAGCACTCGGATTTGTAACATTAATACCTACTTTACCTAATGAATCTATCCTCATTCTCTCTGCATCATCAGTTCTAATTATAAGAGGATGTCCAGTTTTTGTGCCTACATATCCAGCATTTGTTTCTGCTGCAATATCTACTTTAACTGAATTATTAGTTGCTATTAATGTTAAATAACCACCACTAGTTCCTGATACATCTAAATTACCATAACCAGAACCATAACTAGTTATTGTAGTAGTATTTATACCTACTTTACCATCAATAAAAATATTACCATCGTTATAAAATGCGTGTTCAAATCTATTGTTACCAGCTCCACTATAACCTTGAAATCTAAATGTCCCATTATGATTATGCATTTGAAAAGCACCATAACTTGTGTTAAAAATAGTACCAGTAGCAGTATTTCTGTTAAATCCAATTAAACCCAAATAATTAGCTGAACCAGTTCCGATATGCATATAATCACCATTTTGAATAGCATTACCTTGCATAATTTTAAGGATACCATCTGATTGTATTCTCATTCTCTCAGTTCCACCTAGTGTAGATGTGTTTGATGTATGTGTCCAAAATTGAATTTCAGTTGCTGCATTTATTTCATATGGTCCACCCCCTATATATATACGATTAACTGAACTATCAGAAAAAGCACCAATAAGAGCAACACCAGCCGAACCAGAGCCATTACCACTACCAGTATCTTGATTGTAATGAGTACCAGCTAAAAATGACCATTTATTTGATCCACTACCATGTGGTCCTAACAGTAAAGTACCACCATTAGAATTACCAGCTCTGTATATTTGTACATTTTTACTTGTAGCAACTCGTAAAGCATTCTGTGAGTTTATTTGTAAATCTAATGGTTTACTTGCATCATCAGTTGAAATTCTAGCATGAGCAGCTCCATGACCTAATTTTAATACTCTAGTACCTATTGTGTCAACAACATGAAGAGGGTACTGAGGATTAGTCAAGCCAATTCCTGTATATCCACCATTAGGTTGCAGTAGTAAACTATATTCTTGAGATAAATCAGTTACATCTGTTACTTGTAACCACCCATTTGCAGTTGTATGGTCGCAACCCATATCAAGTGTAGCATTATTAGATGCTTTAAGTCGTAACAATTTTGTTTGATTAGTACCTGATGTTGCTGGTAATCCTGAGTTACCAGTAAAATATCCACTTCTACCAGCTATGTTACCTTGATAATCTATTGTAAAAATACTACTACCATTAAACCTAAATGTCATTGGTGTATCACTAGTATCATCACCCCAGTTTATTACTGGTCGAAATTGATTAGAGCCATAATCTTCTATTCCAAAAAATGCACCATCTGAATTAGATTGAAATTGTATTCCATAACCACCAGCAGCAGTTGTTGTTGGAAAACTAGCACCATTAGGCAAATCATTTGACTTACCTATAAATATTCTTGTATCCCATCCAGCACCACTAGGATGATCTAAATACATCATATCTACTTTTGGTGTTGTGTTGTTTTCACCTATAAACAAATGTCCATCACCAATAATATCAACTTCTCCACCTCTTTTAATAGATAATGAATCATTTATACTTGTAGCTGCTGTAATAAAACTAAATGCTCTTGCTTGATTAGATGGAGCTGTTGTTGACCAAGAATTACCCTCTGCAAATTTTATAGTACAATCTGAGTAATTTTTTACTTGAATTTGTGTATTATTTGCTGCTGGTTGTATTTTCAAATATAACTTTGTTAAACTTGATGTTGAGCTTAAATCAGCAGTTTCTATAATTTCAATCATAGAACTTGTTTGTGTTGCTAATCCACCATATTTAATTTCACATTGTATCCCTTGACCCTCATCCATTGTTCCATAAGAACTAGAAAAACCAGAATAAACTGGTACAGTAATTTCTACCTCTGCTGAATATTCAGAGCTATTAAAACTTTTTAATTCAAAATGCAAGTAATCTTGACCACCAGCACCAGATTTACTATATAACTCATAATATTGAACTGCTGTTGTACCAGTACCACCATTTGCTGTACCATTATATAAGGTATAAGTTGTTCCAGTAGCAGTACCATGTAATGTAAGATTTATAGCATAAAGGTTTCGCCAATAATTTGATGTTCCACCTAAGTCATAAGTAGAATCAGAATGTGGTATTATATGACCTTGCGATCTAAAATAATTATACTGACCATATAATGTATTTACACCATTATTACCACCCTTTACATAGTTGTTTGAACCATCAGAATCTAAATATGGATGACCAACATGGCTTTCAAATATTTTTGATCTAACATTATTACCAGAAACAGTTAAATCACCAGCAAAAGTTGCGTTTCCTGAGCCATCAAAATATAATTTAGCTGTTCCTGCCGTAAATGGGTCACCCCCATTTGCATTACTTTGATAAATTCCAAAATCACTAGCTGCTAGATTAGTGGTGATTAATCCCCAGTTTTTAACTGCACCAGTTAAAAATTTAATAAAAGATTCGTCTCCTCCCTCTACTGTTATACCTTGAGGTGTTGTAGCAGTAGATTTTATGTGAAGTAAAGAAGCAGGCGATGTAGTTCCAATTCCTAATCGATTATTTGCACCTGATAAAGTTATTAAATTGCCAGTATCTAAATCAGAGCTTGTGCCAATCATAAAATTACTACCATTAGCACCTAAAGCAAAATCTGTTGATGAAGAATTAAATGCTAAAAATATTTCACTAGCACTATTATCACCTATCGTTACATTACCTGCAAAAGTTGCATTATTTCCACTTATAGCTATTGGTGCATCTGTTAATGTATCACTATCTGACCACATTGCAACATCATTAGCTGTACCACTGCCATCAACACCAGCAGTAGTTGAAACACTACCATCTGCCATTAAATATTGTGATGATGTACCTCCATCTTTAACAAAAGAATCAGCAGTTACACTACCTTGAAATGTGGCATTTTGTGAGGTGTCTATTGTTAAAGCAAGAGTGTTAGATGTATTTATTTTAAGATCGCCATCAGCAGTAGTTATTTCGTTACCACCCTGACCAGTAATAAATCTTAAATCATAATTATCACTAGCTGGAGCTTTTAAATCTATATAACCACCACTTGCACCACCAATCTCTATTCTACCATAACCAGTTGATGGAGTAACTACTATTTCACCACTATCAACATATAAATGACCACTATCGTTAATTTTAACTTTTACATCATTATTAACCGCAAACTGTATTGGGTAATCATCTAAATAAGCTCCAGTTGATGGATCACCAATGGCTGAATCTAATTCACTATCCCAGTTACCAGCATTTAAATATAATCTCGCACCACCTTGTAAATCTAAAGCATCTGAATGTGTTGATGAATTACTAAAGTCATTAAATGCACCGATACTAAATCTAACATTTTCAGTACCAGTTCTGTGAAAAGTTGAATTATCATTAAAATATAAAAATGCTAAATCACTAGCAAAGTTAAGATCTGAATTAAATATTATTTTTCTTGTTGATGCTCTTTCAAATATTAAATCATTTTTAAAATTACCAGTTACAGATAAATCACCTACAATATCTAATCCATCTAAAAATTTACTTGATCCATCTATAAACAACTGACTAGCTGTAGAATCCCACTTAATACTAGCATCATTTGCTGTGTCGTTACCAAAGTATAATTTTAAATTATCTACAATGTGTGGTGATCTTCCAAATGGTACTGTATTTGTAGAGCCATCAATTCTAAAATATTCAATAATACCACCACTACCATCATCACATCTAAATATTATAGATTTATCATCAGCTTTATTTTGTATGACAAAATCACCTTTTACGTTTTCGATAACACCATTTGTATCGTTATGTACTATAAATAAGTCAGAATCATCGCCAAAAATTAATTTAGAATCATCAGTAAAATTCATATCCCTGTCAACTCTATTAGGAACATCATTTGCCCTACCAGCTCCAAACACTTTTATTAATCCATTAGTAGCATGAGATTTTATTACTACTGCTATTTTTTGTACTTGACTACTAAATGCAGTTGGTTTTGTGGCTGTAAATTCACCAGCAGTTTCAGACACATATAATTCATCTCCTATACTAAAACTAGATGTATCTATCCCACTTACTGCTCCAAACATTACAGCTTCACCCTCTGCCTCATTTGCAATAGTTTCATTTAATACACCTATTGCTGGCATACTAGCCACTACATTAGCATCAGCTGGAACAACCTCTATAACATTGCCACTTGGTGGGGTTGCTGTTGGTGCCGCATGGACAACAACTCCTTTTGCAAGTGAGCCACCACTTACATTTTTTACTGTAACCTCTAATCTTTTTGCAACATCAGCACTACCAGTATTATCATCTACATATTTTTTAGATGCTGCATGAGCATCTGCTGTTGGTGTTTCTGGAATACTTACTTGACCACTAAACGTACCAGTTGTACCAGAAATAGAATCATTTAAAGTTATTGTGCCACTAGCTGATGTTAATTGTAATCCTATACCATTTGCAGTTTCTATTAAACCATTTGTGTGTAATCTTAAAGCATCAGCATCATTAGTTCCATGAATACTTACATAATCACCAGAATCATTGTCATCAGATGGCACTAAATGTAAAACACCCTCATTTGTTTCACTATTAGATGTTTCATGCATTATATATCCAGGGTCATTACTTGATGTACCAGCATTAAAATATATATATGATTTATCTGTTGTTGTATCAGCAAAAGTGTCTGCAATTGCAGCAGTTTCATCCTCTGTATAAATATCTATTCTAGGATTATTGCCAGTTTCACCAATATATAAATGATCAAAATATCCCTCTGCCCATTTATTATTGTTTGCTCCTATGTTATAAGTAGAATCAGCATTAGGTAAAATATTACCACTAAAAGTTGAACTAGAATCTGCTGAACTAATAACAAGTATATTTGTCATGTTACCACCCTCACCTGTCCAACTATCTCCATAACCAAAATATAAACTAGCATTAGCACCCATAATAATCGCTGGTTTATTTACTCCACCAGAATCTTGATTACCAATCAAAATACGTTGAGCTGTTGCACTTTCTGTAATTCTTATAGCACCAGCAAATTGACCAATGCTACTAAAAGTAGCTGTTGTTCCACTTACAGTACCACCAGTTACATTACCAGTTAAGTTACCAGTTACATTGCCAGTTACATTACCAGTTACATTACCAGTTACATTACCAGATACATTGCCCTCTAAATTAGCCACAAGAGTTCCAATTGTATATCCACTAGCTGATGTATCAACAGTTGTTGTTGGCTCAACAGTAGTGCCTATAAATAGCTTAAACTTGTCATCACTAGCATCATTGAAAAAACCTTTATATTTTGTACCAGTTGCTACATACTTACCAAACAAACCTATGTCTAGTGTATTGGCTGTATTGTCTTTTGCTAATTTTATTATTGGATCTTCAACTGCTAAATCTTGTACATTTAAATATGTAAGTGTACCATTTACTGTAAGGTTACCAGATACAATTAAATTACCTCCAATTTTAGCATTACCACTTGTATGAAACTGATAAGCTGGTGAAATACCAATACCTAATCTAGTTCCAGATAAATATAAAGGTGAATCGTTACCTAAACCATCACTTAAAAGTTTTGGAGTTCCAGTTAAGTTTGAATTGTCTCCAATTTTGATTATTGCATTATAAGTATCTTGAACCCTTAAACCAGTATATGATGTTGCCATAAAATGTTTTTTACAAATTTAAGCAATTTCGTTTACCTTTGTTTCCCTTGACCTCGATACTTTTTTTTGTAACCTTTTTGACCTTTTGATGCATTCTTTGAGTGTATGCCTGGTCGCTTCTTTTTTTGTTTAGCTCTATATATTTGAACTATATTTTTTGCCATTATTTTTTAAATATACTTGTTGCTTTTTCTGTTGTACGCCCACCAAAATATGCTAACACTACTGCCATCATAACTTTTTCAAATGTATCATTCCAAGTTTCACCTATATGAAATGGCACACTTTCAATACTATCTAATATACCAGCCAATGAAAAAACAACTATACACCAAACTAAAACAAGTGGTCGCACATTCTTACTTAGCCAAGAATCGCTAATTGAATCAGCTTTCCATCTACTAGTAATAGATTCTATTTCTTTGTTTTGTTGGTCATAAATTAATTGTTGTAATCTAATTTTATCTTCATTAGATATTTTTGCCTTACCAATTTGTGCTAATGCTTCTTGTGGTGAGCTAACACCATTTAAAACTTTTCCTAGTGTTGGATTAATCATTGATGCAGCACCAAATAATAATTTTCCTACTGTTGTCTCTTTGAATTTCTTTTTATCGCTCATAACTATAAAATCTAAAGTGTAAACCAAATAAAACTAAATAAATATTTAATTCAGAAAATTGACTTTCATCATCATATGGATAGTAAGCAAATCCTAATAATAAGCCATTGCTTAAAGTTTCCATAATTCCAAATTGAAATTTATTCATTAGTTATATCAATGTATTTTGTTTTGCCATTTTCCTTGATAGCTTTTAAACATCTTTTTCTGTTAGAATCAGCATCTACATAACTTACATGAACCCAATCTGGATTTTCATCTGTTCCGAACTCCCATATTATTTGATCAAAGTCAAGATTATTTTTTATATAGTAATACATTTCTGCATTTGTCCAATATCCATAAGTGTCATCCAGATCCATTGCTCTGCCTTGACAATGTTGAGATCTGCTTGAACCACCAATTGCTTTATTTAAATCCTCACATCTGAAAAAAGAATTAATCTTTATAGCACCACCAACAGCTTTTCTAAGTGGCTCAAATACGTTTTTAGCAATGATCTCCATATTTTGGAGCTGATACTCATTTGGTGTATTATCTATGCCTAAACGTAATGCTGTAACACTTCTTGTAGCTTCTTTGTACGATATGTGTTCGCTTATTTTCATTTATTAATTTGTTGATGTTCTTTTGTATAATCCTCTTTGCTTATTTATAACTTCTTGAACATCATATGGATCAACTTTTAACTTTAAAGATATATCAGCATTCCAAACATAAACTGGTCGCCCATTTTTCATTAATATTAATGTTGGTACTGCTTTTATGTTTTGTTTTATTGAGGGAGCTTGATCTTCTAAATAACCATATTGAATTTTAACACCATTTAAATCTTTAACATACTTGTAGTTATTTTTTTGATTCCATTTGGCATTAATGTGTATAATTGTTAAATCTTGTGCATTACTTGTTACAAATGCAAAGAACACAATTAGGGCAACTAATTTTTTCATTTTTGTATAATTTCATATAGCTTTTCATCTATTTTATCTAGTTTATTTGAGTTTTCTTGAACTTGCTCAGCAGTATTTTCAATAGTTTCTCTAATTAATTGATCCTTTAAGTCATACTCAGTTCTTGATATGCTTGGCTCTGGCAATTGCTTTGCTAATTCAATTTCAGCATTTAATGTGAAATACATACCAGCTAAAGATATTGCTCCAGCTACAATAATTCCAATTGTCTTTAGATCTAGTGTTAACTCTGTATTTTCAGATACTTTACTCATTTTTTAATTTAATTTAATTGTTCAACTCTATTTGATAATTCTATAACACCTTTAAAGTAAGTTCCACCATCTGTATCCTCTTGACTATAATTAACACTTTCGACATTACATCCATATACTTTAAAATTATCACTAGACAAATCGAAATATCCACTTGTTCTAGTTCTTAGCAAAGATAAGCAAGTATTTACTAACTGATTTGCAACTAAATCACCACCAGAATCGCCTTGATATTTAGTAACAACTTCTACCCTTGTAATGACTTCACTAGTGAATGATTGTTGGTTTTGGTCAATCTCATTTGTAGCAACACTATACACCCAAATGTATGGGGGATCAAAACTCCTGGACACCCTATTTGTAACTTGTACTGGTTGACCACTTATGCTTTGAGTGCCTATGGCTTCAATTATAGCTTTTCTTATATATTGCATTGGCTCTCTCATCTTATTTTTCTATTTAGTTTTGATTCTAATTTTTTAACAAAATTTCTAAATACAACCCTAGCTGGATTAAAGAAATATGGTTGTGGTTTTTGTTTGCTAGTTCCATACTCAACATAACTTGAATATTCCATTTCAGATACAATAGCAACACCACTTCCCTCTTTACTATAATTTATGGCAGCTTTTAATGCACCAGTATCAACTGGAGCTTTTAACTTTTGTTCTTTTACAATATTTGCACTTGCTCTAGCAATATCAACTTGATCAGCATTTTTTACAACAATATCTAAGTCAGTCAATATTTTATTGACATTATTTAAATCAGCTTTATTAAATTTTAATTTACTTTTCATTATGAAAAACTTACAGCTTCTATTGTTGTATAAAAATCTGGTGTACTTTCAAACAAATTTATAATTCTATATTTATTTGAGTTGCCATCTATTTGTAAATAATATTCAAAGTAATTACTTGGATTGTCAAGTGCTTTATCTCTAAATATTAATTTTATTTTTTTTTCTTGTTTTCTGCTACCATTTTCTGTTTTCATTTCGCCACTTACATATTCAACATTTGCCCACAAAGTAGTAAGCAAACTAGGTGAAGATGTAAAACCACCATACCCATCAGCACTTTGGTTTAATCTATATATACCAATCCTAGTGTCTAATTTTCCAGCATCCATTATAAAAACATTGATTTATATGAGTTTAAAATATCTCTAACATTTGTTGGAACTTCAGCTATGTTTTTACCAATAATAAAATCAGCTCTATTGTCATAATAAGTTGATACCAACTGCATTATAGCTTGTTCTAATAAAGAATCATCTAAACCACTTGTTACATATGTAACTTTTACTTTGTCGGCAGATCCCCCATCAAGTTCAATAGTTTCATTGTCTAAACCAAGTACAGTATAATCAATAGCAGTTCCATCACTTGTAATACTTGATATACTTGCAACTGGAGCAAAAGGCAAATCAAATGTGCCATTAGTTTCTGGAATATAGTAAGTTCTATTTTTTGCTACAATGTCCCTAGATATATAATTCTCACACCAAATTCTAGCTTGTGTAATCATTCTAGCAATTATATTATCATCAGCTGATGTGCTAACTCTGATATAATCTTTTGCAGTAGCAGTCAATACAATCTCAGATCCAGTAGTGGAATTAATCTTTATTTGTCTCATCTTTAGTTTGTTTAGAATCAATCTTTAGTTCTTTAGTTTCTTTTTTAATTTTCTTTTCCTTTTTTACGATTAATTCACCCCAACCCATTTTGATCCATTTGTCGATTTTGTGATCTTCAATATCCATAATATCCCCCTCTTTATAAATTTGACCACCTTTTTTGATTTGAGTTAATAATTTAATTTTCATAACTAATATTTTTATGTAAAGATAAAAAAAAAGTGCCACTAGTTTTTAAGTAGCAGCACCTTAACTTATTTATGAAATCAATGCAAAGTTATTGAAATTATTTTTATACTTACCATTAATATTAATCTTTAAGCTAGTTTGCCCTAGATTTGGTATTATAAAAAAGCCATTATTAGATTCATCATATAATGCAAAATAGTCAACATACTTTTTTTCATAAGATGGTAAACCAGTTCGCCTAAGAGTTATTTGCATACTGTTGCCTCGCCTTAATCTATCTTTTCCTAAATACTTAACTTGAATTTTAAACATCTTGCCATCCTTTTCAAGTATGCAGTCGTAGTAACTAGAGTTCATTAATGGAGTACAAACATTGTAACCTAAAGAGATGGCAGTTGCTGCAAAGTGATATTCAGCAAAGCACCCTTTTTGGTTATGTGTCATTTACTAAAAATAAAAAAAAACCAGCTGAATTAACAACTGGCTTTTTCACAATCACAAATTAAAACAAAACAAAAACTATAAATTACAATGGGTGTGATTGTATTATTTGTCTTATAGCATCCATATGTTTAAACACTCTAAGTTTTTTTATTGCTGGTAAATTATCCCATGCTTTCCTTTCAATAGAACTAGCTATTATTGTGTCGGTGTCTAAAATGACTAATTTATTATCTCCCTTGTTCATGATTATTGTTTGCTAATACTGATATACCTAAAATACCTAATATAATGGCTGTTAACAAGTCGTTTGACATTTCTATTGCCCTAAACATTAAAAAGAACAAAAGGATTGCTAAAAAGTGCTTTAAATAGTTTCTATTCATTTTTAAATAAATCTTTTTGGACATTTGCCATTATACCAAATAAGTTGTTGAGCTTTTGTTTTTCAGATCTTTCAAATCTGCCTTGCTCTTTTGCTTTTTTTATTGTGTGATTAAATCTTGCTTTTGAACTCATAATTTTTCTTTTAATTTAGGGGGTGACTGTTGGCTCTCTTGCTCCGTTGTAGTGGTTAAAAGTTGTACACCTTATAGCTATCCACTATGATTTCTTTGTACACCCCCTGTTGTTAAATTAATTTTTATACCAATTTATTATCTCATTACTTTTAGTTATACCTAACTCTTTATTTAATTGTCTTTGCTCTTTAGTATCAAGATATGTTCTTGAAACTGGCTGTTTCCAGTCAACACTAGAATAAAGAATCCTATCATGCTCTAGCCAATTTTTACTAAACTTAACTGCTAGATCATTTAGTGTATTATCAATAACATAATCAGTTACTGGTTGCCATGCCAAACATAATTCATCTGTCATATCATTCATAGCTAATTTAAAAGCATCTTTTAATTTTAAGTTCTTATAATTCATATATCTAGCATTAAGATTAAACATAAAGTATATAGCACCACATGGATTGCAATCAACCACTTCCAGTTGTCTGGATCTTGTTTTAAGAATTTTTTATACATATCGAACATAATTAAAAAAATAAGTTTTGTTGTTTTACACCAAGTTGTTCTAGTTTTTTAACAGCTGAATCTAATGTTTTAGATATATGTACACATCTACAATTAAACTCTATAACCCATTCGCCTTGATTATTCCAGCTAGGAAATTGTTTAGCAATATGACCTACATCATCTCTGTTTGTTCTAAATTGAATGAATACAGATTCATTCCATTCTTTGTTTTCTCTTTCAATTTCTTTAATAAATTTTTTCATTGTAATAATTTTTTGTTTATACAAATATATAATTTTTTTTGATTTTAAAAGAATTTTTTTAATTTATTTTTAATTTATTTGAGTTTACCCCATAAAAAAAGGGGTGAAAAACACCCCTTTAATTATAATAAAAGTAATTATTATGGAGTTTCTAAAGCTGCTTTTGCAGTTGAGAATGATCCATTTACGAATGCATTTGGCAAGTAGTTTGTCAATGCTATTCTCTCGCTTACTCTTACAGTTACGAAACCATCTCTTACGTTTGTTCCATCTTCTCTAAAGAACTCAACATTTACGTTGTCTCTTATCCAAAGTTGTGAACCAACATTAAAGTTACCACATAAGAATGATCCAGCTGAAATCGCATTATTGATTATAACTGGCACTCCCATAAAGTTTGGTTGTAACCCAGAATACACTTGATCTTTAAGATAGTTGTTTTGGCTATCTTTTAATAATAAGATTTTGTGGAAATCTGTTGGGTGTAATAGTATGTAACTAGCTTGGTAGTTAGATAAAGCTAATTGGTTTAAAGATGCAACAAGTACATCAAACTCATTAGCTGATTCTACTGATTGATAGAATTGACCACCAGAAGATGTGTCAAAGTCAGCAGCATCTGTAATAATACCAGATAAATTAGGTGCAGTTCCATTTCCAGATAAAATTTGAGTATCCTCAACATTTAATAATTTTTCTGGTGCTCTAGCTGAAATATAGCTAGTAAGCTGTGGAGTATCTGCCAACATTTCTTCAGAAATTCTAAAGTATGTTCCAATTTTTCTAACATTGCTGTCAGATGCAGTCATGTCGAAATCAGATTGTCCTAAAGTAGAACCCTCAGCAGCAGTTGCTGCTCCATTTGAATATCCTGATTCTTTTACGAATCTTACAACATCAGAGCTAGTTGATCCTTGTGGGATTAATTGTCTAATGTGTACTGGTCGAGTAGGATCAAATTTGTATCCTGGTACTCTATCAGCTGGGATAACTTCGCCAGTAAAGTCAGCACCAACAGTCATGTCAGCTTTAACTTCAAAAGATGCAGATCTTGAGTTCCCTTTTACAAGGTTTTCAATAGCACCCTCATTGATTGACTTAACTAAGCCACCTTTGAAAGTTAGATTTTCATTAGCTTTTGCTTCAAAGTGTTTTTTGTTAGCAACTTCCATTTCATCTAATCTCTCATTAAATTTGTTAGCAAGGTTAGAAATTTCGCTTTTTAGCATTTCATCTGCCTTACCAGTAGCACTTTCTAGTGCTTGTCCATGAGCTTTTTCCAATTTAGCATCTATAAGATCCCCAATTTGGTCAAGCTGTTTTTTTACATTTTCTTCCATTTTAGTAAGAATTATTTAAGATTATTTAACAAGTATTTATAAACATCAATCTCATGGTTTTTTTCTGTCGGCTCAGTAGTTTCCTCAACTGGCTGAGTGGCATTGATGAAATATGTTTTGAGTTTGATAATTTCGGATTCTAGAGCATATCCCATATCTTCTGAGATATTGCCTTTTCTAAGTAGCTTACAAATATTATCATATCTTTTGTAAACTTGATCAATATTAGTTGTGCCTTTGACATCTAATATCTTAGCTTGATCATTTGCTGCTAAAGTAACAGCACTAATTTCATATAGTTTAACTTCTTTTATTTCTCTATAATCACCTTTTTCTTCTTTAACTATTGGCATTATACCAACAGAGTTTTCAGTAATTACACCAGCTTTCATAAGTTCAATAACATCAGTTCCAAGTTGTGTTTTAGGCACTTCGGCAACAAATACTAAACCTTTGTCATCTTCATATAGCTCCTTCATTTTACCTATTGGTTGCATCATATCATGTTGATATAAATACTTAACCCTTGAACCATTTTCTTGTATTGTCTTTTGATATGCTCCTTTTCTAATGATGTCTTGGTCGCTATCTTTATTATCAAAGTAAGAACCATAACCTTTTACGATACCATTCTTTTCATCAAAATCAGAAATAATGTCGCCTAAAGGAGCTGCTTTATAAATAAATTCCATATACATATATTTTTTGTAAAATTACTAAAATAATTTTTAATCCTTTGTTAGCTCATTGATTGCTAAACCAACACCAATATTAAATAGTAGATTACTTGATGAGCTGGGTTGATTTGATTGATCTGGATAATAAATAACTGAACATCTACAATTTACCACATTTCTAGCTGAACCCTCTCCTGGTCGCATCATAGCTTCGCCACCTACAATAAAAGAATCTTTGTGTTTTACCTTTTGCCCATTAGCAACAGCATGCCATTCTCTCTCTCTGCCATCTAATGATGTTGACCATTCTTTAATCAAGTTTTCACCAGGAAAAACAGTTAAGGCACTTTGCTCAACTCCATAGTTTGCAGCTCTAGTAGTTTCTGTTCTAACTAATCTTTGTGCTTGATACCTTGAATATTTAGTAAATTGTTTTTTTAGTATTCTAGCTTTTGCATCATAACCTAAACCCATAAACTCAGGATCAGCAAACAATCTTTGTGTTATTTTAATTAATGTTTTTTTTGCAGTACCACTTACTAGAACAACATTTGTTGCTGCTACTTGTTTAGCATATAAGCCAAATGCAGATTGCCATTGAGTAACATACTCTTTACTATCAACACCCTTTTTAATGTATTTGTCGAAAGTTCTAGCATACCATTTAGCAAAATGCATTGATGTATCTTGATACAACTCATTATATAGTTTGTCAAAAAAATCTACTGTGAATAAATATTGGTAGTTAGTGTTGCCAGTTTCTAAAACATTGTCAACTCCTTTGTTATACTCTTTTTGATAATACTTAGTAAATCTTGAGATATTTCTTTTTTCGGTTATTCTCCTTTGTTTTTCAAAAGCATCTCTCCATTTTCCATTACTCATCTCTAATTTGTTTGATTTTCTTTATTGCCCAGTTTACACCAGATGTACCACCCCATAAGTTCCAAGCTACATAACCTCTGTCTTTCCAGGGAGTATCTTTATATTGTGGATCAATGGTTGCATTCTCTCTGTGTCTATTAAATTGTGCCATTCTAGCTATTGTAGATTCAGATAATTTTTCTCTATTTGCTAATTGACTTGCTCTTTTCCAACCAACCTCAGTACCACCTCTAACTTCATCTCGACCATGCTTTTCTCTCCATTCAATCATTCTTTTAGCATTATTAGATGCTGATTGTGGATAGTCATTATAAGTTGCTTTAATTTCAATTTCTGTAAACATTTCTTTTTTAGAACTCATTGGATGTCCCTCTGGCAATAAATCAGTATCATGTTTACCACCTCTATATTTGCCATTCTTTAATGCATATAAAAATGAATTAACTCTAGCCATTGCCCATTGATCGGCACTAGATACATTTGGTCGTACACTACTAGGATTTGTGTTATAAGCACCAACACCTCTTTTAAATACAGCTTTTAGAGTGCCTAAACTAGTTTTTTTTGATGCTGCCTCAACTGATGAATTATGATCTTCTACTTTTTTTTTTAATGCCTTTTCGGTTCTAGCAGAAACCTCAGCTTTTAAAAACATCTTTTCAACTTCCTCATCACTTTGTGCTGGTTGTGGATCTTCAATATCAATATCAGTTCCAGATGTTGGAATTAAGTTAGCTGGTATGTAGTATTCATTAAGTATTTCATTTTCCTCATCAGTACCATAAGACATTGCAGCTCTCTTTTCATTTGGAGTTAACCACCATGCTTGAGACATTTGATTTACAACCTTTTCAGTTTCCTCTTGTAATTCTGGTATTGAACTATAATCAAACTCAATACATAATTTTTCACCATACTTAGGTGCTAACCATCTATTTAGTTCATCAGCTATTTTATTTAACTCAGGAATAACACAATTTTGATATAATGCTTTTTTAGCTTCTTTTACGTTATTGAACGTACTTGATTCTGTATTATTTAAAAGTGATACTGGAACATTATAGATATTACAAAGATCTTTTATAGATGCATTGTATTGTTCAATTAAACTAACATCACTTGCATTTAATCCAAAGTTTACCCAAGACAATTTCTTTGGTGTTATAATTATATCACCAGCATTATCAGAACCTTGAAAGTTTTTTCTAAACTTATCTTTTAATTGTTGTGCTTGAACTTCATTAAGATCACCCTCATCACTCATAAGCACACCTCTAGCTGTTTGGTTTTGTAAATACTTAACACCAGTTTGTACAGCTTCATTATTTGTTGTCATTGATCTTAAACCAGCTCTAAGTGGTGATTGACCATAAAGGTGTGAACCAGATCCATCATAGTAAGGATTAAAATCTTTTATGTGGCATATACAATCAGCTGGCATTTTATATTGACCATTATACTCAATTGCATATTCTTTTACTGGTTGCATAATACCACCAGAAATAATCTCAACTATTTGACTAGGCAAAACATATAGTTCTTTGTATTTACCAGCACCATTGCCAGTTTCTGGTGCAATACCATATATGTATCTGTTACCAGTTAATTTACCAAATGCAATAAGCTCAGTAATCCAAGATGCATAAGATTGAGCTGGATTTGGTCGATCTAGTAATTTATGCAAGTCGGTATCTTGTAATTCAACTAATGCTTTCTTTTTTAAGAAATCAGCTTTGTGTAATACAGTTGTATCAAATGTACCATTAGTCATTGATTTATACCTTTTGTAGTCATTGTCATTTACCTTTTCATAAACTTGAAATGGTATAGATGATGCTGCTTTTGCTATGATATTTACTAATGAATATACAGTTGCATTTTTTCTGTATCCCTCATTAATGTAAGTTGTGTCGTTTTCTGGATTCCAAACTATGCTTTCTCCTAGCCAGTTATAAATAGCTTTGTTATATTCTTGTGCTGTTTGTTGAGCATTTTTGGTCAATAGGTTTCTGAATCGGTCAAAGAATGATGCCATTAAAATAAAATTTTATGTAAAAATACAAAATAATAAATTCTTTTATTATACAACAAAAAAGTCATTACGATTTCGCCACCTTGAATAAACACAATAACGAATACTGTCTAACAAATGGTCGTTCTGATTAGGTTTTGGTTTATTGATTATTGTGCCATCTTTTAGCTCATCATAAATGTAGCTTTGTTGTTCTTTTAAAATATTCATTGATTCCTCACTAACATATATATCAAATTCTTTTAGTAATGATATACCAGCATTAATAGAACCTTGACCTTTTACAGCTGGTTTTGCCCATACTGACATTTGCCTTAGTTCCTCAATACTTTTTGGCTCAGCACTATCACAATACATTAACATATCATTTAGCTTTTGTGCTTTTATAAACTCGGCAATATCTCTATTAGTCATGCCCTTTTTATAAATCAACTCATGAATGTATAGGTTGTTGTTATGCCTACCAACTTTTACAATCCCTAGACAATCTTGGGAAAATCCAAAATCACATCCCAGCACTTCATCATCTATTTGTGGAAAATCTGCATAAGGAATATAATTCCAGTTTTTAAATATTTGCTTTTCACTAAATACTGCTCTTTGTCCCTCACCATATACTCTCCAATAGTCAGGATCTCGTTCTTTAATCCTTTCAATCTCATCTACTAACTCTTTAGGCAAAAACTTATTGTCTTTGTATGTTGAGATAAATAAGTTGGCATCATCTCTCTCTGCTAGATCATATAAATAATGAACTGGATCAGATGGATTGAAATCAATGTAAATCTTTTTCCTGGTTCGCATTACTAATTGCTGATAATCTTCAAAAAACAATTCATTGCCCTCATTAATCCATAGTATATCTCTTGAACTCCCCCTAATCTTTTGTGCATCATCAGCACTAAACATCTCTAAAGTATGCCCATTAAACTCAAATGTGTTTTCTGACTTGTTATGCACTCCATTCCAATAAATACCTAATTGCCTAGATATATGTAAAAAATCTCTTAGAACAGATCTTTTAAGTGCTGGGAGTGTTTTTCTAACTATGCTTATTGTAAGTGGCTCTTTCTCAGTAGTCATTAGATACAAACAATATTGCATCAAGCTCCAAGATTTACCAGATCTTGTACCCCCTTGAAATATGTTTAACCTTTTATCAGAGTTTACAGCTTCATAAAATTGTTTGTTGCAAAACTCTTTTACTCTTTGTCTTTGGCTGGTGTCCATTCAATTAGTTTGCTTTCAATAGAGCTATCATGTTGTATTTCTTGCCTTTCGATATAACCTCTCTTTTTACCTTTTGTTTTTAGTAGGAATATTGTAGCTGTAACATTGCCCTCTCTAATTTGTTCATGTAATTGGCTCTCTGCAAAATCTAGTGTAACATTCTCAATGTCTTTTACATCTGCTGCATATTTCTCATCCTTTTTAAGCCAATTATAATGTGTTTGCCTATCAATGCCAACTTGCTTACAAGCTGTTGTAACAACTGATAAACTTTTTTCCAATGCTTTGAGCATTAATCTTTTTTTATGTGTCGAAACTTGTCTATTTGCCATTTAACAAAATTACATAAAAAAAAGGGAGTTGTAAAACCCCCTTTGATTACCTAATGCCAATAGCTTCCACCTGGCTTTTTATATTAGGTTTTTATGCCCATGCATTTATATCACATGGCTCACTTTTAATAATTATTGATGAACCACAATTATATACAGTTAATCCCATTTGTAAAGCAATTTTTTCATGAGATTCATTAAAATTAATAAATTCCATTTCATTATCAGTTCCAATTAATGTTTCAATTGTTTTTTTAAAAGATTCGTTGTAAAGGTTATTTAAATTTATCATGTTATAAGTTTTTGTTATTAATTATACTCAAATATACAAATATTTTTTTAATTACAAAGAATTTTTTTAATTTATTTTAATTATTTTGCTTTTTTTCATATAAATACAAATACAAATCCCATATTTTATTACTTGCATCTTTTTGATATGCATAGGTTTTAGGAGATCTAATTAATTGACCATCATCATTTATTTCAACATAGCATTTTTTTTTGCCCTTAATGGGAACTATGTAAACCTTTATATTGTTTTTTAAACACCAGGATTGTGCTTTTAAGTATTTATTCATTCTGTGCCAGATATTATGTCTTTTTTACTAGAATCTTCAACAAGCATTGCAAAACCTAAAAATAAATAATTTAAAGCATCTGCATATCTACTATCAATTGGCTCAGCTTGATGCAAATGTGGATCACCAGCATGGCTTAAAATAGCTTGTATGTGCTTATTAAAGAATACTGCCCAAACTTCCATAGGGGTTATACCTATACTTTCAGCAGTTGATTTAAAGTTGTGTAATACATCAATACTTTTGTTTGTGTATTCTGGTTGTTTAGCATTCATTATATCCAATGCTTTTTCAAGGATATATTTTTTTGTTTCAATAAATTCTTTTTGGTTCATAATTCTAATTCAATTTGTGTTATATCATTTTTGTGTCTAATTCCCATTACAGTATCTAATATTGTTTTTCCAGCTTGATAGTCAACAAGGTTTCTAGCAATTTTTTGTACACTTTGTTTGCCTTTATATTTTCTAAAATCATAATCATGAAATTTACACCATTTATCAACTTCATTTTTAGATTCCATTATATTACATTTTCTTTCATTAAGAGAATTTGGTAAAATAAAATTTGTCCAATATAAATGCCTACCTTTTTTTTTAGCTGGAACTAATGGTTCATAATAAGGTATAACATTTTCAATAACATATTTACCTTTAAACCATTTTTGTAAAAACAAAATTTCTTGATATAATTTCATATCTGGATAAACAGGTTTAGTTGTGCTTCTTCTAGCAAACCTTGATCTACTATGAGTTGGACAAGGTGGTGAACTCCAAATAAAATCAAACTCTTGATAATTATCTAACAAATATTGATGAGCATCATCTACAACAACTTTGTCATTTGGAAACCTCTCTTGATATAATCTAGCAAGTTCAGGATCCCACTCAACAGCTGTAATTTCATGTTCATCACCCCACTTGTATCGGTTGCCACCAAGACAAGCATATAAATTTAAAATCTTCATAATTATTATTTAAAATGGTACATTATCTTTTATTACTTGTATTTTCTTTTCACCTTGAAATATCTCTTTGTAAATACCCCCATTATCAAAATCTGGAGCTATCTCAAAATCGCCTAGTTGTCCATTCTCTTTTCTTTTAACCTTTTCCACATGAACTCTAACAACATCACTTTTATATTTTGTTTTTTGCCCTATGCATCTATAAGCAATTAAGCCATTATATGCCTTGTTAAAAAAATCAGCACTACCAGAAATGTCATAAAGAGTAGGTTTTTTATATACACCACCCTCACTTTCAATTTTTCTTGGGTGTGCTACTAAAAACAAATGGGTGTTTGTTTGTTGACAAAATTGTGTTATTTGACTTAGTATTTTGCCTATATAACTATGATCTCTTTGAGCTGAGTGATCTAACATATTCCAGGGATCTATAACACATACATTTATACCCTTTTGAAATACAAGCTCCCTAAATGCATTTAAAATGCCTTTTAAGGTTAAGTTTTCTAAATCAATCTTAATCCAAAAGAAATGATCTTCAATAAAATCTTTTGTATTGTTTAAATCATCGCTATTACAATTTTTTTCATTTAATTTATTTGCTATTCTTTTTATGTGTCCCTCATAAGGAAAACTCTCAGGTGAAAACATTGCACATCTAAAATCATGTTCTAATGCAACATTGCAAAGTATTTGATCTAAAATGTCAGATTTTCCCGAATTGGGTATGCCCGACAATACACTCCATTCCCCAAATGCTAACTTAAAGTAGTTATCAGCTCCTGGTAAACCTATTGAATAATTTGTTATACCATTTTCATTAAAATTTAAAACATCTTGCCAAATGTTATCTAAATTAAGCACACCCTCTAATGGAAAATCCTTAGCTTGTTTAATTATATTTCTAAGTGTCTCTGCTCCTTTTTCAATTAAAACCTCATTAGCATCTTTATAATTACCGAACTCAACATACTTACATCTATACTTTCCAAATCTTCTAGCCAATTCATTTCTTAATTGCAAACCAGCATCATCATTATCAGTACAAAGTATTATCTCTTTTTTATCTTTAAAATATTGATAGCAATTATCTAAATATTCTAGTTTTTGAGATCCTTTACTCGCACCATTCGGAACACTACATACACTATACAAACCAGCTTCATGTAAACTTAGTGCATCCATTTCACCCTCAACTATATAACATCTATCTAATTCTTTTATATTATCAATGCCATAAAATATAAGCTCAGCTCCAGAAACTAATTTAAAATTCTTTTCCCCATCTCTATATTTTACATTTACAATTTCATTGTTTCTGTAATAATTAAAATTGATACATCTTCTTTTAGCTTGAACTTGTGGCATATATTCAAGTGATTCGCCAATTTTCCAATGAATTAAAGTTGGCTCAGTAATGCCTCTATTGCCAAACCATTTAATAACCCTTTCGGCAATGTTGGAATTGACTTTTGGTGGTAAAACATACTCAACTTTTTTCTTAAACTTTATACCTACATTGCCACCCCATCCACAATGATGACAATTATATAACCCCTCATCAATATTTACCGATAAACAATCATCTGATTTATTTTTTCTAGTATGTGAACATTTTGGACATTTGGTTTTAACAGATCCATTTGATCTTTTTAAGTTAATACCAAGAGCCAACAAGTCATTATAGTGATTCATAAATAAAAATATTTTTTAAATATATAAATTTATTTTAAATATTCAATAAGAAAATTAATTCTTTGTAACTTAATAAGTTCTTTTTTTCAATAACATAAGATTTTACTCTAGTCATTTTTTTATTACAATCTTGAAAAACAATATTGTTTAAACTAAAACCCTCAAAAGTATAGTTAGGATAATTACAAGTAAACAAAGCAAATATTTTACAATCGGTATTTGCATATTCTGGTATCATAAGTGGATGATCTTTTCTATTTACTTTAACATCAACACTATGCCCTAGCCATTGGTGATCATAGTCATCTGTTTTTAAAACCTTGCTAGTATTATGTATTTTAAAATCTGGATATAAATTATTTTCCCTTGCAAATATAAACTCACCACCAAAACCAACTATATTTAATTCTAGCATTGATTTTTCATTAACTGTTTTTAAACCATCCCAACCAGTTTTAATTTTATTATTGTGCCTTTGCTCAGCTGATAGCTTTACAATAGCTTGTTCGTATTTATCTAATTTATATACTTTGCCAATTGTCATTTAATAAAACTTTTAAGCTGTTCAATCTCATCTCTATTTAAAAATTGTGATAAATTAAATTCATTAAGTTTATTGTATTTAGTTATAGCACCTAATCTTTCAGAGCCATCAGGATCATTATATAATTTATATTCTTGAATACCTTTTATTTTATAAAAACATTTTGGCTTATTGTATTTTTTATTGTTTTCAATAAATCTGTGGATGTACATAATACCATTTTTATCATGGTTTCTAAGTTTAGTTAATGTTAGAAAATTATTTTTCCAGAAATCACTTTGTCTAGCATTTTTTACAGCTAAATAAATTTCATCTAAACTATACTTATCAATACGAACACACCTATCTAAACACACTTTCCAATTTTTAATTTGTGTTTGAGTTTTTGGGTGATACCTAGAATCAAATAAAGCAACAAAATGAGGGAATGCTTTTTGCATTTTCTCAGTTTGTGTAATATTACTCTTTATATTATTATCATTATATATATTAATATTACTTTGTGGTTCATTTTGGGGTTTCGGTTTTTGGGGTTCTGGTTTTTTGGTTTTTGGTTTAGCTTTAAGTGTATAATTATAACCCTTAAATTTACCTTTGTCAGTAACTCTATCTCTAATCACAAAACCAGCATCAATTAGCTCATTTAATTTTCTAGCAATAGCACCTTTTGATTCTTTAAAATGATTACAAATAAATTGGATTGTTATTTCTTGTTCAGCTGTATGAGAAAATAAATAAGCATACAAACCAGTAGCACCAACTGAAATGCCTTTATGCCTAAATATGTAGCTAGGTATAATAGTAAAGTGGTCAAACTTTTTAGGTTTTAAAATCTTATTGTATTTCATAAATAAGTCGCTAAGTAATAAAATTATTGTTTGTCAACCAAACCTTTAATTCCATCGCAAAATGTTTTCAGCTCTCTAAAAGTGTCAAAAAATTGATTGTAAGTTATATCGCCATCTTCATACATAAACCAAAGTAGTTCCATAAGCAGATCAAACTCAGCTTCACTTGCAACCCCTATAAACTTATAATCATATTTAAACCCATCTGAGCTAGATTGTGTCCATCTTACCTTTTGATTTTCTTCCTCAAAATATATTTTTTTTGATCTAGCCATTATTTGTTGTTAAAATAGTTATCTATTATTTCAATGCATTCATCTAAATTATTACTCCAAACAGCTACCCAATTCTTTTTTTTAAGCTCTTTAAGCCACTTTTTTTGATTTTCAGTAGGTTTATTATACCCAGCTTTTAATTCAATGGCTAAACCATTCTTAGTTTTGTTTGGATCAAAAATCATTATGTCAGGAATCCCAGCTTTAGTGCCTAAGTATTTCATTTTATATTGTTCAAACCTAGTTCTTTTACCCTCATTAGCTACATGGGTGTAAAGTGTACCTGGATATTTTAAACCTATATATCTCATTACTTGGTTTTGTAAAATGTCCTCTTTTCCTAAATACTTTGCATATGGATTCCTTTTCATAAAGTTTTTTTACAAAATTAAAAAATATTTAGTCAGTATCAGCCATAATGTAAATAACTCGTTTCATTTCTTGATTTTCTTGAAAGATTTTTTTATACTTTCTATCTAATTGTTGTAATCTAGTTTTTAAATGTTCACATTGCAATAAATAAAAATTATGATCACTAACTAACTTTTCAATGCTTTTGCCATTCTCTGTTTCTATATGGTTTTTTTTTGCCTCTTTAACAATTCTATTGTATAAATTACTCCTAACAACATCATGCTTAATAATATAAGGCAATTCTCTTAAACTATGCATAACAGTTGCATGATTCTTGTTAACCGATTTGCCAATTTTTGCAAAGCTCATCTCACCAAATTTTCTACATAAATAATAATAACAAGATCTAGCAAATACATAATCAAACTCCCTAGTAAGTTTATCTATTTTTAGATTAGTATGTTTTTCAACTATCTCTCTATATTTTTCAGTTTTAGTATTATAATATATATGATCCATCTTTGTCGTATTTATACCAATGATAACCTGGCATAATACCAGATTCTAAATAAAGTTTCCATTTTGAAAATGCTTGTTTGTAAGCATTTCTACCAAACTCAATAATCTCATCACTTAATGTATAAACCTCAACTGTATAAGGATGAGTAGTTGTAACTGCTATAAATTTAAAAGTATCCACACCACACATATCCATATAAAATGCAGCTTGTAAATGATATGCCCACTTATAAATATCTCTTTTAAATGCCTCTGGTGAATTATCTTGGCAAGTTTTTACATCACTAATAAAATTAGATATTCTATTAATGCAATCTGGTCGCACCCTAACATCAATACCCTCATATTGTGTATAGTGAGATAATTCAATTTCACCTTTACAATATTTTTGAGCTAACTCATGTTGTCTATAATTGCCAAGAATAGATTTAATTATTTCATGTGTATCTGATTCTAAAATAATTTTTCCATCAGCTAATTTTAATTGCTTTTCATATTCCTCTTTTCCAGCTTTAGTTCTTTTGTTAATTTTTTCAATGACATGATAAATGTCATAAAAATCATCTGGCTCTAGTAATGCTTGATGAACAGCAGTTCCAAGTGCCATTGCTGGAGTTTCTTTAAATTGTTGATTAATTAAATGATATACAGATTTCTTATATATCGTTTTTAAACCACTAGCACTTATACTACTATGCGAATGATATTGATCGTTACTATCTTTAATTACTTTCATAAACTTTTATTCTTTGTTCGGCTGTTTTTTTAATGTTTGCAATAATTTTCTTTTTTTCTTTTTCAGTTTCTACTTTTTCTAATACTCTTATATACCAATGTGTTGATTGACCTGGATTAAAAATGTCATTAAATAATTTTGCCATGTCCCTAAACCAAACTCGCATTGGTCGATAAACTTTGTAAACTTTATTTACTTTCATAATATAAATTTTAAAATGAATTTTAAATTTAAAAAAATATTTTTAATAATTCAAATTAATTATAAAAAAAAGGCATGAAATAAATCATGCCCTTTCAAATTCCCTTTGTTTGCCAGTGTTATAAAGGAATATCTAAATTCTCAATATTATCTTTTCCGATCCAATTATTTTCCATGTCAATGACTTTATAATTGTACTTAACTAGAAGATGTATTGCACTATTGATCTGTTTAGATTTAGTTCTAAAGTGATCAAATGTTTCACCCTCAATGGGTTGTGTATTACTTTTGAATGCCACAATAATTAAATTTAGAATGGCAAATCATTACTAGCTTGACTGGGTTCACTAGCTTTTGATTCTTGTTTAGGTTGCCAAGTATTTATCTCACCATAGTATTTACCACTTTGAGATCTTTTTAAATCTATATTAACCCAACCATTTTTAGTGTGCTTATCTAAAAAAGGTTTAAACTCATCAACCTTTACACTAAGGTTACCAATTACAAAATCAGGTGCATTGTCATTTCTTTTAACAATTAAACCCTCTGTAAAAATTTTTTCATTTGCTTCCATATTATTATTTTAAATTAAATTGATTATTTATTTTGGTTCTATATTCTTTTTTCATCTTATAATTAGCAACCACCTTTTCAGCTTGTTCTTTTGTGCCTTTAAGTGTTGCAATTAATTGAGTTTCATTCAACCAAGATCTGTCATCTTTTGGTTGATTGTTTACAGCTGTTTGAACCTCATCAGCTGATGCTATTGCAGTATCAATACCAATACCCAAGTAACCTAATGCCCTACCTAAAGCACTAGTAAAACCATTTTCAACAAATGATGTTTTATTAATATAGCTTGAATCTCTATATTCTTGGGCATGAGCAACTGCCATTTCAAATCCATCTGGATTTATTATGGTTACTTTAAATAACCCCTCTTTGTCATCTAAGGAAACAACTTCCTCAGATATTCGCCACCCTTTATATTGTGGCTGGGATCTAAAGAATATTAATCTCTCATTGACTGTGATATATTCTTTTCCCTTAATGTTTACTGATTTCATAAATTAAAAGTATTAAATTAAACGATTTACATCAAATCCAGAATTTTTTAGTTTAGTAATGTCATCAACAGTAAGCCGACCTGGATTCTCTATCTTGCTTTTCAATGTTGGCATAGTACAACCTAATATTGTACAGATTTGGTATCGCTTTAAACCTAGTCGTTTAAGCTCATTCCTAAAATGAATTTCAAATATCATATATAAAATTTTTATACAAAAATAAAAAAATATTTTTAAATAAAAGAATTATTTTAATTTATTTACAAAATGAAACCCCTAAAGTGTTAGGCACTAAAGGGGTTTCGCAGCAAACAAGGAAAAGAAAAAAGTTTAAAATTTTACTTTAAATGTACTAGATTGATCATCATCTTGATTTGGTATATGCATAATTACATCATATGTATTTCGTTTTAGATTATAAGTCATTGAATCCAATATACAACTAACATCTTCTCTTAAAACAGTAGCACCAAAATCAATCCATATTTTATTATGTAAACCCATAGGTTTATTTTCTAAATTATATAACTTGCCCTCATATCTTATTAAATGATTTCTAAAATCATTTATAACTTGTTGTGATATAATTTGTTCTAGTGATTTTACAAAACTAGCATTATCATCTCTTGGTCGTATAGCTTGAAATATGTTTGTATTTCTATAATTATTGCTTGATAATTGTAAATCACTTAATTCTAAAGTACCAGTATCATTGGTTGATGTTTTAATTCTTGAATATTGAAACCCATCAATAGATGCAAATATTGGTGTTCTTTTATTGCCATCTTTTATGTCCATATTCATTGTAATATTATCATAATATATAGCTTCTAAATGACCACTAACAGATGTTCTAGGTTCATATAAATCAATGTACAATGTGCCAGTATATGGGAAACTACCTAAATCATAACTAAATTCTTCCCAAGCATCTGCATGATCAGCAACTTGAGTATTTATAGTTGCAGTAGTTGTCCAGCTTTCTGAACTATTATTCCAATAATATGTTGGATCAGTTGGTGGTATTGGTGATTCATCTTCTATTCTAACTTGCCATCTAAAACTAAATTCAGTTGTACTAGAATATGATGATGTACTTTCAAAATATGAATTAATTTTTAATGTATGTCCTCTGTTTGGGTTATTGGTTGCACCATAACCTTGCGTATATGATAATGTTTTTCTTGTGTTTGTGCTAGTTTGTGTTTGATCATTTTTAAAACTATTATTTCCTTGTTTAGAAAATTCACTTGACAAAGTACCAGGCGATGTTGTGCTTGTAGATGTATAAGTTGACCAGTTAGCTAAACCATTTTCAAAACCACTATTTCCTAAAACAGTAAAATTAGTTTTTAGATATTGAGACACATTATGAGTTATATCAAATCTTTTAAGTGGTCGCAAATACTCTTTAGTTAAATTATTATCTAAAGGTGTCAAATTAGTTGGCAGCTTATACAAGACATTAATATTTGATGTTGATTGATATATACCTTGATAATTATAAACGACAAACTTTGGCAACTCAGTTCCATTGGTAACTAAGCTAGATGCTTCTGATGCTCTAATGCCAGTTGGTATAGTACCACCTTGTGCTGTTGATGAACTAGCATCTTTGACAGCTTGACCACTATAACTAGAATTATTGATTATATACCATCTGCCGAATGATTGAAAAATTCTTGCATTTGTTATTTTAAGTATTTGCTCTAAAACATGCTTGGCATTATTTATATCTAATTTTTGTTTTTGTAAATCATATGGTGTTATATTCATTATATCATAGATTGAATATAATGTTGAGCTAGGATTTCTAATAAAAATATCTTGGCTAACATAAATATCTAATTCTAAACCAATATTATTTAAACTATTATAAATCCACCACCTACCAGTTTGAATAGATGAACTTGATGTATCTAAAGGCATATCAAAACCACCTAATGTTCCTAATCCATCATAAGCAGTTAATGTTATTGGAAATGGTTTAGTTGTAACAGCTTCCTTAAACTGATCAACTACAAGCCAACCAATCCAATATAATTGATAAACATCACTTGAATCTTTGTAAGATATTTTTACTTGATATTCCCTTTCATCTGATTCATAAAAATCATCATAATTTACTGTATCAGTAACAAAGAAATTAAGTGTACATTGTGATCCTTTTATTGGTGAATAAATATTATCATCACTTTCCCAAGTTATAGTGCATGGATCACTAGTTCCAACAAGATCTAAAACACTACCAGTATAATTGTTTTTTAATATTTCTATTTTTTTACCATTTTCTAAATCATCAGAAAACTCTAATCTGTATTTAACACCATATGCCATTATATAACTCTATTTCTATTGTTGTTTGCTCTTTGTAATGCTACCACTAAATCTTGACCTTTTAAAGTAAATTGACCACCTACTTGAACTTGTGATGTACCCCTATCACCAATTAATGATTTTAATTTATCAAGTGGTGCAATAACCTCAGGATTGCTTCTTGCACCAGGATATTCACCCATTAATCCTAAAGTTGGTGAACTTACAATACCACCAGATGCCATTTTAGTAATATTGCCTAAACCAGATAATGATCCAAATAATTTTTTAAAACCTTTTGTGCCACTTTCTATGCCACCTATACCTATACCACCTAGCAATGTAGATAGTACAAAAGCTGCAATTGCTGCTGCTATTAACTTTTTAATTAAGGCAACTAATCCTTTTATTAATGATTTAAAAAAGTTTTCGCCCTCCATCATTGATGAAAAAGCATTCATAAATGCACTACTAATTTCTTCACCAACCATATTTGATGTTAATGCTAGGTTTAAAAATTTTTCTTTAAGTTGATCAGTTTTTTTCTCTACCTTATCTATATCTTGAACAGCTTTTATTTCACCACCACCACCAGCTTCATCTTCTGATTGACCACCACCACCACCACCAGAACCAATACCTATTTGATTCAAAAAGTTAGTGTATAAACCTTTAGCTTTTTCACCAGCATTTGTTAAAGCTGTATTTAATTGATCTACTGTTTTATGCTCTAATTTAGAACCTAATGCATCTGTAAATCCATCTACAAATGTTTGACCAATTTCTTCTGCTCCATCTTGTGCTATTTTTTCTCCTTTTGCAAATCCCATTGCAAGAACATCCGAAAAACTACCTTTTAATCCTTTTTCAGAAAATTCTTTTATTACATTCCATAAAGTGCCAAAAACATTTAAAAATTGTTTTACTAAAACTTTAGCACCTACAAATACACTTTTAAATATAGCTCCAATGCCATGTATTGCTAACCTTAATCCAATAGATGAATTATATAAATCAACAAATCTATTATATAAACCAACTAAAACTGGAGCAACTTCATTCCAATTGGTGCTTATTATATAAGCAATACCAGCCAATCCAGCAGCAATCAAACCAATAGGAGATAATAAAGCTCCTAGAATACTAGTTAAACTACCAAATAAAGTTAATAAGGTTGGCAATGCTACAACTAAAACACCTAAACCTATAATCATTTGTTGTATAGTGCCATCTAAATTTTGAAATGATGTAAATAAACTAGTTATAACTTTAGTAATGTTTTGTATAGCTGGCAACAATGATGTAAGCAATACAGATCCCATTTCAGAAAATGATTGTTTAGCACTATTTAATGCTTTCTTTAATTTAAAACTTGCACTTTGAGCAGTATCATCAAATGCTTTTTTTGTTGCTCCTTGAGATGCATTTAATTCATTAAATATTTCTTTTGTGGTTTTTGCACTTTTACCAGTTAAATCTAAAACCCCTCTTAATGCTCTAATATTTGGAAACACTTGAGCAGCAGCATCACTATTTTGATCAAACTCTGTTTTTAAAGTTTCTAAAACACTAAGTAATCCCTCATCTTTAATTTGTTGTTTTAAACCAGCACTAGATAATCCCATCAATTTCAATGCATCCTCAGCTTGTTTTGTTGGTTTTAGTAAGCCAGATAAAATACTATTTAATTGGGTTGCTCCAGAAGCTGCATTTGTACCAGTTCTTGACATTGCAGCCATTGCAGCACCAACCTCATTAAAACTAACACCCATATTTGATGCAACTGGCAATACTTGTCCCATAGCACCAGCTAGTTCCTCACTATTTAATTTACCCTCTCTAACAGCAGCAGTTAAAACATCTGTTGCTGCTTCTGCCGATAAACTTCCACTACCATAAGCATTCATTGCAGATGTTGCTAAATCAGCAACTTGTGCCACATCACCTAAACCAGCAGCACTAGCTTTTGATGCAGCTTCTAAAACTGCTATTGCCTCAGCACCCTCTAAACCAGCCGATGCAATAAAGAACATTGCATTACTAGTTTCAGAAGATGAGATACCAGTTTCTTTAGCCATCCTTTTAGATGCCTCAGAAAACTTATTTAGATCTTCACCAGCAGTACCAACAAGAGCTTTTATTTTAGTTATATTTTTATCAAAATCGGATGCCATCTTTATAGCAGCACCACCAGCGATAGCCAATGGTAAACTAAACTTTTGCATACTAGCACCAATCGACTTCATTTTGTTGCCGAATTGTTTAAGTTTTCCAGATGCTTGTTTGAACCCAGTTAGCTGTAAATCTAATCTTAATTTAGCCATGAATTATTTTTATGTAAAAATACAAAAAAAATAAGCCACCTATTTTGGTAGCTTACTTTTATCTACTTTGTTTTTAAATTTTAAAAATTGCTCTTTAGTTGACTTTGGTTTTCCTTTGCCTAAATACACATCTTGTGGCAAAGGGAATAATTTATCTGGTGTAATCATTTGACCTTTTTTATCACAATTTACATTGTAAAGCATAGCAGCTAAATATCTGGTTTGCTCCCATTGTAAGTTGGTTTTGATCATGTAGGATTCACCAAGTAAATGATTTTCTTTCCAAGTATTTTTCCAAAAAGAATCTGGAGTTATGCCAACCTGACCAATATAAAAATCTAATAGAGAATCCCAATCAAGTTGGCTACTTACTTTCCCTCTTTAGTTGGTTTTGTAGTTTTTTTAATATTTCTAGCAACACCCATGTTTAAATCATTACCAAGTATTCTTGATTGCATCATTGATTCAACAACATCATTTAATTTATCAGCATCAAAATCTTCTAACCACATGCCAACCTTAAATTCATTGTAATCAATTTCATTGCCTTGTTCTTGATCATGTGCTAATAAACCAGAATAAACTAAACCAATAATTGCTTTTATTGAAATACCACCACTAAAAACATCACCTATTTTGTCTAAAGGTACTTGTAAAAATTCAGTAAAGTTTGACCAGAAATTCATTGAAAAATGCATAGTTCGCATTTTCCCACCTATTTTTAAGGTATAGTAACCTCTTTTTTTGTTTGCCATATTTATATATTTATAGGGGTATAGTTTCCTCAATCCATACCCCTTTAATTTTTATTAAGAATTACTAAAATTATGATTTAGTGATTGCACCATTTACAGTAATTGATCCACTATAAGTTGCTGGAGATTCCATTTCAGCACTCATCTCAACTGAATTTAAAAACCCAGATCCAGAGTACACAGCATCGCCAGTTTCAGCAGTTCCAAATTCCCATGATACAGCTCTCCTAGCAATTAAAATATCAGCAAAATCAACTGGATTAGCATTGTCATCATAAGCAATTAATCCTTCAAAAGAAATCTCACCACTTTTAACACCAGCAATAACTTCTTGGAATCCATTGCTATCTTTTGTAGTTGCCTCAGGCAAATCATTTGATAGTGTAAGAGTACAAGATGTTGAGTGTCCAATAGTAGTAGATGTTGCTATTGTTGTTCCATCTGTTAATTTAAGTAGTAAATCTGTTCCATTAAATACGCCTGTTGTAGCCATTTATATATTTTTTAATTATTAATCTTAGACAAATATACAAATAAAAAAATTATACATCTTCCCAGTTATCTGATATATCCTCCCACTTTTCAAAGATGTTTTCCCAAGTTCTACCCTCACTAGGATCTGTTATTGTAAATACACCAGTAAGGTTTATTTCTAAGTTAAAACTAGTAGCAGTTTCAAACTGAGCTGTTTCATCAACTGAGCTTACAAACCCCTCACCTCTAACTATTAATTTAGGATTTACATTGTCTTTAAAAATAAAAGTTGCCTTTTCCTTAGTTAGCACCATATCGGCTAACTGCTCAAAATTTAAAGTGTCAGAATAATCAGTTAAACATTCACAATTAATTGTTCCAGATTTAACACCTGGTATAACCTCTTGCCACCCTAAACTTTCTTTGGTAGTAGCATCTGGTAAATCTACATTAATATTAAAGCTAGTGCTTTTAGAATGCCCTACAACTGTTGTATCTTTTAATAACAGAAAGCTAGTGGCATTTATAACAGCCATTTTATTCTTCTTCTAAAGGAGTGATTTCGCCAGTATCAATATTTAAAGAACCTTTACCATATTTATCTTCAATCTCTTTAACTTTGTCTTGTTGCTCTTTAATTGATTCTTTGTGTAAATTAACAAGATCATCAATTG